GTCGGATATTAACCTAATTAAAACTAGCAACTGGCAACGATCGACTTGAAAATGGCATCCATGAGATGGGCAGACGACAGCGACAGCGACGACGAGTTATTTGAGTTCCCAGAACCCGAAATTGAGCTGCACACAGACGAAGATGATCATACGTACATGTATCCCCTGACGTTGCATGATATCACTGTTGAAACGTATCAACAATTCTTGCGTCGGTCTGTTGAAATGGCAGCCATGTTTGACGTTCTGTGGCCCCCTCCTCTAGACGGACCCAATGAAATGTGGGACCAGCTTGACAGCGAGTTGCGCGAGATCAATGATCCAGAGACAATGGACTCTGCCTCATTTATGTTCATGTGCATGACCCTGACTGCAGACATCTCGAAACTTCAAGGGTTTGTCATGCCTGAATTGGCTCCAATTGCAAGCTTGGACATGGCAGCCCTTGCGGAGTCCGAAGCTGCTCTTAAAGGCGCGCTGAATGATTTAACTCTGGACGTGTTTGATCAGCCTTCTTCTTCTATTAAGCACGCTCTGCCCGACGATGCTCATATCATTGTCCCACCGCTTCGTCCGAAGCCCGTTTCCAACTATCCTCCACTTGCTCCTCTTTTAGATAAGGGCGCAAATGCCATTGCCATACGTTTCCTTCCCCGAAGCCAACAAGATGGTTCGCGAATGCATCTTAATCTTGAGTGGGCCGATTACATAGTCAGTTTCTTACCAGATTTCCCTGCGTCCCAATTGGATTTAGGTGTTGACGACGACACAAAGAAGTCTTCTCATTCCAACCGCCGGCCCTGGGCATATGGAGCTGTCCATATTGTGTTTGATAATATGACAACGGTGAACGTAGGATCACACGGCTACCACCTCTCCGGTCCTGTTGATGTACCCATATCTTTCAACGACTCGCGAACTGCACTTTCTGAATTCTTCTCTGCGCCGGGGGGAGAAGGGATGACATGTCCGACGCCATCACACCTTCTTCACCAAATGTGCTCAGCTGTTTTGTCACATGCAGTGATTGGCCACCCATGCTACGTGGAACGTGATAACATGGACATAACTGTTGATAACGTGCCAGCACCTATGATGAGTCCTTGCTACCTCGATATCACATCCTCGAATAGTATTTGGAACAAGCAGCTAGGCCCCACTATACACCAACCTAAAGCCCTTCCCAAAGCAGCCATATCTAAATACGACCTTGCAGCCATCATTGCAAATGAGTGCGATGACGACACCTCTATTGCTTTTATTAAGGCTTCGGCAAACTGTTTGAGCTGCGAATATCCATATTTCTACAGACTTTCAGAAGAAGACGTACCACAAGACCTGCTGCTCCAGTCAGCCATTTACTCTCAGATAGCGTCACTTACTGATGCCACCATTGCGAAGCTAGGCCACATGTGCTATGAAGCTGCCATTTCAGAATGTCTTGATGAGATATCAGGTATTGACATCAACGATCAGGGCAAGACGTGGTTTTCTAAAAGAGATACTCTAGTGGACAAGATAGATGAACTAGTACCACGACATCAGATCGCGATTCCTCCACTTCCACTAGTGGGCATCACAGCTCTTCCCTCTGATTCTTTTTCAATCAACATATTGGGCCACATTTTCCATTCACCTTCAGCCATGATACAAGGAAGGTCTGCGGGTCATCAGTATTCTATGGACAGCGTTCAGAATTTCATGCGCCACTATCCTGCATCTGGCCTGGTTAGCCATCAAGAAAGTCTTGAAATTGCAGCTATGATAAGACAATCCCCACTGATAGTTAAGGGTATGTCACACAAAGGACCATGCGCTGAGTATGACGGCCCAGATGACGTCTTCCTGTCCATGGCCAACCACTACTATCAGCACAGCTCCAATGCACAATTTGCAGAAGTAAGGTGTGATATTGTGCGTGCAGTATACTCCAATCCCATGCCCAAAGCCAAGGTTTGGCAGCACATCTATGTCTACAAGTCAAAAGTTGCAGTGTGGTATCGCTGCCGAGACAATCCTTCTTCACCCAATGGTTACAGAATTGATTGGTTTGCAGTGAGCTCTTTTAAGACAATTGGATCTATTCAGCTCCAGACCACGAGAGGTGAGGATGTCTATCTATGGCCAAGACAACGAATCAGATCTCAGGAGATGAGCCTCATACATATGGGTCCTAGACGTTTGAAAGCTATGCTGTATTCAATGCTCGAGAAGGCAAGTACATCGGGAGCGGAGTACCATGATGTCTGGTTGGCTTGGGAACATTTTGCCATGACACTCAACAGCACAACTTATGCCTCTGGGAAATTGTTTCTGACCGCCCGCTATCTATCATCTACCTTGTCGTCTCCTTCATCCCCATTTCATGAGATGGCAAAAAAATTAGAAAATCCGATCAATTTTGGTGACATCTATTACCTTGTGAACCTTAGACATACGCTAGCGAAGTGGGTAGAACGAGACCAATACCGTCATACGTGCCCTTTGATAAGGTTGCCACGAGCCTATGCCCAGTCTGAGTCATATTGGATGATGTGGGTTCCAAATGAGTATGCAGACACAGACTCAAACATGTCAAAATGTGTGCTAGGGCTATATGAAGAATCACGCCACATACATGAAACCATGTCTGTGCGGTGTAATGACCTTTCAGACCAGTACGCGCTGTTAACTAAACCTGTTATCTCTATGCGTGATCTGAGGGAGAGTCTTAGGGCAAGTTGTACAATAGAGACGGGGGGGAAACTGGGGTGGTCTTGGATTGGTAGTTTAGCATCGGGTTTTGCTTTGAATCTGCGTTCCTCCGCACGAAGTTTTGATGCAAAATATGGCCGAGGAATCGAGTCTCGTACCATGATCGATCACCTGACTGTCCGACACTCTGCCCGCATTGACGCTGCTAGTAATATCAAAAGAGGAACCGTTGCCGAGATGATGCTGGACTCAGGATCTGATCTTTTCTTGTCACAAATTGATCAGACATATAGATTCATATATATGCAGAGGCCAGTTTTCTTTAATCATCCAAAATCAGGTGAACACAAAGAACGTGAAATATCTATAACAGACCCCGATTCCAGAATTCAGCTGTCAGATGCTGAGCTTATATGCGGCAAATATGGGAAAACAACGTCTGTGGATTTCCTCAAGGATGCTACAAAGAATTCAAAATTTTATTCTGTGGCATCAAACGTGTTGGAAGCAGGGGGCGCAATCCAGAGCTCAGATGCCACAAGGTATGGACCCAACATGTCTAATATGGCAATAGCAATAATGCTGCTGTATTTGGGGTCTCAATCAACACACCTCAGGTGGTGCGCCTCCGTTTATGCACGGCTCGCATACCGGCGCATGCTTCTAGGAACAGAAATACGCGCTCACATGTCAAAGATGTCAGCCCATCCAGATGTTGGAAGAAGTTATAGAGAAGCTCTTGGATGGTTGGATTCACTGCCCAAGTTTGCAAGACTGAATGATGTTGATCATGTCTCATACACTACATCGCATCACATGGGCCAGGGAATGTCACATCACAGCAGCTCGTTGCTGCATGCCGGAGGTTTAGCCATTGCTGTCGACGCCGCGAACCGCGCAGTCCTCACATACAACTCGCAAGAAATCAACATGGTGACTAAAATTATGGTTACATCAGATGACAGTACTCTTTTGGTTCAACCACATATGTCGAATCCTTTATTGTACATTTCCCGAGGAAACTGTCAAATAGCATCTCGTATTAATTTACAGATGGTCCGGGCAGCCCGTAGAATATCTCTCCGGATGGTTAGTGTGGTTCCCAACCTAGTAAAGGAGATGGTCTCTTCTGTGAAGGGAGAATTCAATTCTCAGGATACTGGAATAGGCTATACTTGCCCCATACTTGGGTTTCGAGAGCTAATCTCATTGATAGTGCCTCCGTCCGCTCCGTCACTGGTGGGGGATTACCTCAATGCACATGCCTCTTCAAGAGATATGGCCTTCGCAGGACAAGGAATCGGAACGGGAAACGTCGCGCACCGCCTTATGATTGATGCCATAGAGGAAAGGTGGAAGATAAGGAAAGAGGAGCATCAGATGCTCAGCTCATTAGAGATATTGCCCAAGTCTCTTATTCTAGGATGCAGTGGAGCAGACATAGTGTCATCACCGGCCTCCTGGTTGCATCCCACGGTCCGCGCGTCACTGTATAGACTATCTGTTGACAAAAACGTCTCACTTGAAGATCTCGACCCAAACGTGCGTGACACTGTATTTGGCCCTCTGATGCATATACGAATCAACATGTCAAGACAGCACCGGAAAGCAATCTCCAGGATAAAGGAAACAATCAGCACACTTTCCGAAGCAGGTATGGTTCATCAGGCTGAACTCCTTGGACAGAGCCTTAGGTCGACACTGTCATCTGCAAGGTCTCGCAATCTCGGCCGGGTTGCAACCCGAATCCGTTTTCGGTATGTGTCTCCAAAGCCCTACATGGACCATACCTTTGAGCGGAATACTATGATGGAAAGCACACTGACCTGGCTGTCAAACTTAAACAGACGCGTTTACTCGATGAGACCTGGCTCAGATGACATACGAATGGGCAACTCTTTAGCAGGTTTCGTCGGACTTTCAGCAGCATCCAGGTTTGGATATCCAAAACCCCCCCGACAGAAAATCGCATACGCGAACATTCCTAGAAAGCCCAAATACCGCACAGGTACCTACGGCACAACACCATTTGGGTGTCATGCTTTGGATCGAAGTGGCTGCTCTGTAATTCCGGAGTACACCAATGCGGAACGTGAGGCCATACAGTGCCATCTCGCGCACCGTCGTCACAGAAGGGTGTCAGACCACATCCAGTATGGGGGGAGTTATGTCGGGTCATGGTTCAGGAAGCAGTCATTTCAGCTTGTTGGCCTCGACATCGCCGATGGGTCCGAATTCGTAGATGTCTCAGCAATACAGTATGGGGCTTTTGGCCATGATGCAATTGACCACATGAAATCTTTATCGAGCCAATTCCCAAAGCACCCTGTCTTGGCTCTCCACAGATATGACGGGGTGAGAGGATTATGGCATTGTATACACAAAGGTGAGAGCATCACAGTATCAATGTACATCGACCTTGACAATCATCCTGGAGGTCATATACTGCACAGTCAGGAAACAGGAAGAGAGGTAATACTAGCCCTGCAAGGTTTTGATCGTGACAATCCCTGGGCTGACACGGCTCCTCATCGTATTGAAATTGACCAGTACTGCCATGGGGACTATTTCCAAGAAATGCCAGCAGTTGTGAGGAGTTTAGAGTCAGAGAATATGAAGTCGAGCACGATTAAATGTGCAAATTCTAGCACAGTTGTTGAAATTGACGGTGTCAAAACTCTAGTGTATACGTTTCCGCAGGTAAACACAACACCTGAACAATTGCCGCGTCTGTTGCCTAACGTTCCATACTTGCGCGCAAGGGTAATAGCAAAAGCTGCTATGAATGGGTATTGGCATACAACTCTTCGAGGTGTTGCGTTGCGATCATACCTTCGTGGCCACTGCTACAAGGAAACTCTCTGGACAGGAGGGGTAATTGGCTGGAGGATGTCGCTTACAGATGTGCCGTCATATGGTGATTATGACCACAAGTCGTCAGTGCTGAGTGGATTGGTCATACTTAATGGAGTCAATGGATTGGAAGACATATCCTCTGTCAAGGTTGATGTGGGTGCAAGTGGCAACATGGTGCTTAATGGACCTAATAAACAGTATTTCGATAGCATTATTCAAGTGAACAAGGAGTTCTTCCCTCTGATATTGGCGTCTAACGGAAATTGCCGGTTTCATAATGGATCACCTGAATGCTCGTTATTAAATATGAACCACCAGCCTATACCAGACGTTGATCTAGGGCTGTCTCCGTCGGAAGCACGCGACGAAATACTTTTCCGGCTGTCTGGTGAGGAGGCCAACCTCATTTGGTAGTGCACAACATACTGCAGTTCCGTCCAGCCGAGAATCACGCAGCACAATACATAATGGGCTGTCTGGCGATTGTGCCCGTCTGATTTGCAAGCGCAATGCAAAATACCTCTCCAAGCGACCGGGAATGAGCAAGTGGACTATGAACATGGGAGCAGGTTGGCTGATGCTTGTGTTTTGTTAGGTTAATATACGAG